GTCGGCGCTTACCTTTGCGCTGTCTGGCACCGTCAATGGTCTGATAAGCGGATCTTCGACACTAGCTTTTACACCGTCTGCCACGCTACTCGGTGCGGGTTCGATCAGCGGGGCAAGCACTCTCGCCTTTGGGCCATCGGCAACGCTACTCGGAAAGGGAGCTGTTACCGCTTCCAGCGCACTCAGCTTCGCGCCGACCGCAACATTACTTGGCCACGGGGTAGTTACTGGATCATCCACGCTTGTCTTTGGGCTTTCGGGGATACTTGGCGGCGCGTCGTCAATCGTCGGAAGTTCATCGCTAAGCTTCACGCCATCTGCGACTTTGCTCGGCAGAGGAGCAGTTGCCGGAAGTTCAACACTAAGCCTGACCACATCGGCAACGCTTCTGGGCAACGGCGCCATATTCGGCACCACCGCCTTAAGCCTCAGTTCGTCAGGCACACTAACGGGATTGGGAGCGCTTCTAGGCACGACCTCATTGTCATGGGGTCTGAGCGGGACAGTAACTTCACTATCGTCAGGCATTCACGGATCGATCGGCCTTGCCTTCGTTCTGGCTGGCGAACTGACCAATACGTTTCACCTCTGGACCGAAATTCCACGAGCCGACACCGCGTGGAACGACAATGAATCGGCATCTGGACTTTGGTCGAACCAAAGCCGGTCATCAGGTTCATGGACTGACACATCTCCCGTCTCGAACGGATGGGTAGAACAACCGAAAACAGGGACCACCTGGAACTAGCGGCGACCCGTAACTGGACCCGCGAGGAGGCATGATGAACGACAAAATATCGTCGTCTGTCGACCCGAAGCTAGCTGGCCTCAATCGCAAAGGAAGGCCCAAAGGGGCGGTCAACAAGACGACTCAAGCCGCCAAGGACGCGATCGCCGAAGCCTTCGACAAGATGGGTGGCACGAAGGCCTTGGTCGACTGGGCGGACAAGTCCGACGACAACCGCAAGGTATTCTACTCGCAAATCTGGCCGAAGATCGTCCCACTTGCGGTCGGCGGCGACAAGGACAACCCGCTCATAACCGAAGTCGTGCAGCGCATTGTCCGCAGTTGAGATCGAGGTTCCGGCTGTATTCGAGCCACTGCTCTCGCCGGCACCATACAAAGGCGCATATGGAGGAAGAGGAAGCGCCAAGTCCTGGTTCTTCGCCGGTCAACTGGTTCTCGACAGCATCAAGCACAAGGGATTGCGTTCGGTCTGCCTTCGCGAAGTCCAGAAGGACCTCAAGGACTCGGCCAAGCTCCTGATCGAGGACATCATCCAGCGGTTGGGCGTCGGTCACATGTTCGATGTCCAGCGCGACCTCATCGGGACGCCTGGTGGCGGACAGGTCATCTTCCGCGGGATGCAGGACTACAATGCGGAGAGCATCAAATCCCTTGAAGGCATTGACCGGGCGTGGATCGAGGAAGCGCAGACACTCTCGAAAAGATCGCTGGCGCTGCTCAGGCCGACGATCCGCAAGGACAACGCCGAGATTTGGGCAAGTTGGAATCCGAGGAAGAAAACGGATGCAATCGATGAGTTCCTTCGACAAACGCCCCCTAAGGGTTCGATCGTCGTCGAAGCCAACTGGCAAGACAATCCATTCTTTCCGCACCGACTGGAACAGGAACGACAACACGACCTCGCCCACTATCCCGACCAATACGGACACATTTGGGATGGAGATTACGTTTCTATCTTCTCTGGGGCGTATTACGCCCAGCAACTGACTGCAGCGAAGGCAGCTGGCCGCGTCACGCAGCTTGAGCCAGACCCGCTGATGACGATCAGGGCTATCTTCGACATTGGGGGAACGGGAGCGAAGGCTGATGCCGTTGCCATCTGGATTGCCCAGTTCATCGGGCCGCGCATCCTCGTCCTCGACTATTACGAGGCCGTCGGACAGCCTCTCGCAACACACGTCAACTGGCTCAGGGACAATGGCTACGGAAAAGCTCTGTGCATTCTACCTCACGACGGGGCCAAGCACGACGCTGTTTTCGACGTTACTTACGAAAGCGAACTCCAGAGGGCGGGCTTCGAAGTCAGGGTAATCCCCAACCAGGGACGCGGTGCCGCAATGCAGCGGGTTGAGGCTGGGCGAAGGAAGTTCCCGAATATCTGGTTTAACGAGTCCAAGGTTCAGCCAGGACTTGATGCCCTGGGAGCTTATCACGAGCGCAAGGACGAAGTTCGCGGGATCGGCTTGGGTCCCGAGCACGACTGGGCGTCACACGGCGCCGACGCATTCGGTCTCATGTGCATCAGCCATGAGGAACCGCAGGAACAGGGGTGGTCAGCCCCTATCAAGACCCGAATCCGGGTGGTCTAGGAAAGGACGTAACATGGCAGAACGTAAGGCAGCGCCTAGCCCACGGGCGGCGGACGATCAGCGCACGGCGGAAGCCAAGGCGGCACACGAGCGGGCAACTGCTCCGGTAGCCCCGGAACTTCGCACGGCGGACGGTGGCAAGGGTGCAGGCCCGAAGTCGGCGCTCAAGGGCGGTGTCGGCTCGGATGGTCAGCCGGTCGCTGGAGATACAACCAAGAAGCTCCAGTATTCGGTGCAAATCCACACCGACGAGAAGGGCCTTGAGGTCATGGAACCGATCGATGCCGAAACTGGCGACGAGGCGGCCAAGGTTGCGCTTGAGAAGTACAACTTCCGCGGCGCTTCGGTTCGTGGCGTCCAGCCCTATTCGGACCCTGACCCCAACAGCCTTGGTGGCGAGCGCGAGGCGGTGAACATGATCCGCAACGCGAACAACGGCGGCAACATCATCAATACGCTCGGCACCGATGCCAACGCCGAAGCCACCGAGAAGCTCGCCAAGGCCGACATCAAGGAGCTCGGCCAGTGAACGACGTTCCCGAAAATACCATTGCGGCCGCGGCCACTCCCGAAGAGCGCGAGAAGCTCGGCTTCAGGAAGTGGCCGGACTCGGGTGTCCAGACCTACCGGGTTCATTACAGGAACTCGGCGGGCGGTTTGTCCTTCCTCGATGTCGAGGCGACCACGGGCGACGAGGCGGCTGAGATGGCATTAGCCGAGAACGGTGGCGGCAAGGTGACGAACATCGCGCCCGCGCCGCAGAAGAAGGCCGTGAAAGCCTGACATGGCGAAAATGAGCGAGGCTGATCTGCGGGATCTTGTTGCCCGCCGCAGGGACGCCTCGCTCAAGCATTTGACCGACACAAGGTCCAACGACCGCCGGGAAGCACAGCAATTCTACCGGGGCGATAATCTTACCGTTTACGGCAACTCCGGGGACGGGCTTTCAACCGTCGTCAGCCGGGACGTGATGGAGGCGATCGAGAGCGTTCTTCCGAGCTTGGTCAAGCCATTCATCGCGGGCGACGAGATGGTCCGGTTCGAGCCGACCGGTCCTGAGGATGAAGAACCCGCCAAGCAGGCCACGGAATATATCAATTACCTGTTCCAGAACCACAACGATGCGGTTCGGGTCACATACGATTTCACCAAGGACGGCCTGCTCTATCGGTTAGGGGTGGCGAAGGTCGTTTACGAGACCGTCGCAGACGAACAGCTTGAGACCTACACGGGGCTGGACGAGCTCCAGGTCCTGGCTCTTGAGGCCGATGACGAGCATGAGATCGTCGGGGACGTTGTCCAAGCTCCTGACGGGACGTTCGAAGTTCGCTGTTCACACAGCGTCGAGCGCCCGATGTTCAAGGTCTATGTCGTTGCTCCTGACGAGTTCCTGTTTGAATCCCGGCTAGCCTCCCTGGAAGAGGGCCGGTTCTTTGCTCATCGCGGAACCAAGCCGGTCGGTGACTGGATCGCAATGGGCCTGCCCAAGGCGAAAGTGCTAAAGCTCAAGTCCGGTGACAGGAACGACGCGGACGCAGATGACCGGTTCGAATATGAGGACCGCCGCGACGATAACGACAATGACGACGATCTCGCTAGGCTGGTGACGATCGACGAATGCTACATCCGCTGCGACTATGAGGGCACCGGCACGCTAGGCTGGCGCAAGGTGTTCATCGGAGCGAATGGCAATGACATTATTCTCAACGAGGAAGCCGACGATCATCCTTATTGTGCCTGGACCCCGATTCCGGTGCCTCACAAGCTGGTTGGCATGTCGCTTTACGATCTCGTTCGCGACCTTCAGATGCAGGGGACGGCCCTTCTTCGCGAGACGCTGAACGCGCTTTATCTCGCCAACCGCCCCCAGCGGGAAGTGGTTGAGGGACAGGTGAATTTCGAGGATCTGCTCAACCCAGAAGTCGGAGGCATCGTTCGGGTTAAGCAGGCCGGAATGGTCAGGGAAATTCAGACTGGCGGCGAAGGAGTCCTTCAACAGTCGCTGGCGATGATCGAGCAGATCGCCACCATCCGAGAGCAACGGACGGGGAGCACTCGTTACAACCAGGGCATGGACGCCAACTCCCTGAACAAGACAGCGACCGGCATTTCGATC